CGTCATCGTCATATGCTTGGCTACATCAAAAGCGTAGTAGCAGAACGCCCTGACGAAAAGTTTGTTGTATGTACACATCACAGTCCTAGTTTCCAAAGCGTACATGAACAGTACAAGACAGAAACTTTGATGAACGGTGCTTACCACAGCGACTTGAGTGAGTTTATTTTGGATCGCCCACAAATCAAATTGTGGACACACGGTCATACACATCATTGTTTTGATTATATGATCGGAGAAACTCGTGTTGTTTGTAACCCAAGAGGCTACGAAGGATATGAACCCGATTCCGGATGGAATCCTAACATTGTAATAGAGGTATAAATGGACAATTATGATTTGCCTGGTATTGTAGAAACTACAGCCAAAAATATGTATGAGATGTTAACTCAGTTAGCAGACCATATCCGTAAACTTGAGAGTGAGAACGCAGAGCTCAAACAAAAGTTAGAGGCACACCGTGACGACCTTAAATGAAAAGGAACTAAAGCTGTTTAAGAAATGGCTTAAGGGTCATTTAGCCTACGGACCTCTTACAGTAACTTTTACTAAGAAAGACGGAACCGAACGAGAAATGTATTGTACAACCAATGCTACTCTCGTTCCTCCTGTTGAAGTAAAAGAAAGCGTAGAGCCTAAAAAGACTAGAAAGGCAAACGAAGAAGTTTTGCCTGTTTACGACTTACAAGCAAAAGCATGGAAAAGTTTTCGTTGGGATAGTATCAAAAACATTAGGATTACACTAGAATGAAAATTGGACTTAGTTACAGTCGTTGTATCCGAGATATTGTCGAAGGCAAAGTAGACATGGAAGACGTCCTTGTTATTGTTGCCCGCACGGACTTCGATCCACATGATGATAAACAGTGGCAAGGTATCTGGCAAGGATACGGTGGCGGCAGTGACAGTAATTTAATGCGTGGCTTCTTTGGAGGTAGTAATCCCGAGTGGGCAGGATATACTGATGAAGATGAGCACCTATTCCGTAATGTGTCTATTGAACTTTGGGAACAAGGAAAGTTTCATCAGCCTCGCAAATTTGGCGCACATCCTCGGAGAATGCCTTACTACTGGCTAGAAACGTTCTTGCCCGACAATGAACTAGATAACAATCCAGCGGCAAAAAAAGCATTTGAAAAGTTTCAACTTATTGCCGGGCTTGTTAATGCTAAACCACTTAACACAGAGCATCAAGAATGACTACCATTAATGTATCAGAAACCATAGCAGAGTGGGCCAACGTCTTCGACCAAAAGTACAATGAGGAAGAAAAACAATTCGACCTCGATCCTCTTGTACTAGCTTGCTCCTGTAAAGATCTAGTTAAAAGAACTGGTGGCTATTATAGTCTAGATGGCGTAGAAGTTCGAGAAAATGTTACTGACGCAATTAAAGCTGAAGCTGAAGCAGTTCGCAAGTATTATACAAAAAAGTATTTTTGGGCTAACTTCCAAAGCAAACTTAGCGATTACCGAACCCGCGTTTGTTATTTGCTAGAGCATCGTATTTCTAAAATCAAAGATCAGGATCAAGGTATATATTACAAATTGCCTTGGTTCTACGAAGAAGATATGATTTACGATGACTTTAAACTCAATTTAATTACAACTGATATATCACCGCTTGGAAGTTCTCGCGGCAACAAATTTACCAAGCGACTTGAATTTTTGAAAACATCGTTTTCATCTCAGCGTAAACGTAAAATTACAAGATATTGGTTTAAAGATGACAACAACTTTTTGTATGGAATTGAACTACAAACTGACAATCCGTTGTTGCCTATGTTTGAGCAATATCTAACAGATAACCCTACTCCTTTAATGGAAACTCGTCTTGCTGAAGACAGGATCGATAAAATGGAGTTTTATAAAATGTATTCATATAAATTTTTGAAAGAAACAAATGCCTAATTTAGTACCAATGGTTATTGAGACTGAGTCTCGCGGAGAACGTGCTTACGACATTTACAGTCGTTTGCTAAAAGATCGTATTGTAATGCTAGATACAGATGTTAACGAACATTCTGCTAGCCTTATTGTAGCCCAATTACTCTTTTTAGAAAGTCAAGGAAATGAAGACATCCACTTCTTTATTAACAGCCCCGGCGGAGTCGTTACTGCTGGCATGGCAATATACGATACTATGCAATTCATTAAGCCTGATGTGGCTACCTATGTACTGGGCCAAGCCTGCTCTATGGGAAGCCTTCTTGCCACAGCCGGAGCACCAGGCAAGCGAAAAATGCTCCCAAACGCAAGACACATGATTCACCAGCCTTCGGGCGGCGCTGGCGGGCAAGCTACGGACATGGAAATCCAAGTTAAAGAGATCTTGAAAATGAAGAAATCTTTGACAGAAATTTATGTCAAACACAATTCTAAGGGTAAAACCTACGCTCAATTCGCACACGATATGGAACGAGATTTCTTTATGAGTGCCCAAGAAGCCCTAGATTATGGTTTGATCGACGAAATTGTAACAAAACGCCCGTAATATGCGTAGTTAATAAATAGCTATAGTACACTATAAATATTATTAGGAGTGTATTATGGCTATTCGTAGACCCTTTAACTGGAGTTTGCTTACACGCGAAGTCTTGTTCAGTATGCTTAACAGCATACAGAGTAAAGTCATTGACAAAAGATTGTCCGTTGAAAAGCTACATGACTTAATGTCCAAGCACATTAAGAAGCATTTGCCTGTTAAAGTTAGAATGGATCGCGATTCTAAAAACGACAAGGGTTATGTTTATGTTGGAGGCGCTTATTACAGCGACTTTGATAGACAAAAATATACCAGACACATTGAAGTTATTTTTAGCTATAACAGCGATCAAAAATATTTCAATTTAAGCAGACATCGCTGGGTAAGATTATGTACCTTATTTGCTGATACTATGCTACATGAAATCATTCACGCTAGACAATATCGTAGCAGAAATTACAAAACACTTCCTGGGTACCAAAGCACAGCGTATTATGCCAGGGACCGTAAGAATCAAAATTACTACGGAGACACTGACGAAATTGGTGCGTTTGCGTTCAATATTGCCTGTGACTTAATTGACAGATTTGGCGAAGATTTTGATTCAGCCGCAAAGTATTTGGACTCGAACGAATACAAAAGGCATAAACGAACTACCTTCCACACTTATATGAAAACTTTTGGACATAATCATTCACATCCAATTGTGAAACGAATAAAGAAAAAAGCCATTTCATACTTGCCAAATGCTTACTATGTTGGCAAGCCATTTAGGACTACCGACTGGTTGACATACTGATTTAATTGTTATATAATAGTAACAGTTAATCAACAAATGGAGCCAAAAGTGAGTGACCCTTGCTATCAAGTTATTTCCGATTTGGAAGTTCATCCTAGTCGTTTGGAAAAAGAAGCTATTATTCTTGCCCAAGCAGAATGGAAAAATGATGAATTTTTTGAAGGGTGTCGACTAGCATTGGATCCATTAATTACATTTGGTGTTAAACAAGTACCGGAGAAAAAAGATGCGGATGGCCCTGGCCTTGATTGGAATAGTTTTAATTTGCTTGCTGTCGGTTTACGGGATCGTCACCTCACAGGCCATGACGCCCGTGATGCCATTAATGAAGCCGTAAAACAATCCACTAAGCGACAATGGAACGACTGGTATCGTCGTATCCTTATTAAGGATCTTCGTTGCGGTGTCTCCGAAAAGACAATCAACAAAGTTGTGGAGAGAAAATACTGTGACTATTCTATTCCTGTATTTGGGTGTCAGCTTGCTCATGATAGTGCTAACCATGAGGGGAAGGTCATCGGAAGCAAACTTATCGAGGTTAAACTGGATGGGGTTCGCGTTATTACTATCGTTTATCCCGATGGTAGGGTTGACCAATTTAGTCGAAATGGTAAAGAGCTGGTAAACTTTCCTCACATAAAAGAACAGTTTGCCGCAGTAGCACAAGAAGGCGGTATCAGTGAGCCTACTGTGTTTGACGGTGAAGTTATGAGTTCTAGCTTTCAGGATTTGATGAAGCAGGTTCATCGTAAGAGCAATGTCAAAGCACAAGACGCCACTCTCAATTTGTTTGACATTATTCCGCTGTCTAACTTTGAAAGCGGCAAGTGTGCTACAAAACAGGTAAAGCGTAGTCAACTTCTTAAAGTTTGGCACGACACGTGGGAAGACCTTGTTCCTAATATTACTGTGGTAGGACAAGAACTTGTTGACTTAAATACTTCTACTGGACAGAAACTTTTTAAGGAAATCAACCAACGTGCTATCGAC